ATACATCAGCGAGGTGCTTAAAATGCAGCTCAGTGATGAGAAAACGCTGATAACTCACAGCAGTAATCATGCAAGATTTTTAGGTTACGACATCAGTGTAAGAAGAAATGCCAAAATTAAAAGCAAAAATGGCGGAGTTTCATTGAGAACATTGAATAATAAGGTTGAACTTTTAATTCCATTAAAGGAAAAAATCAACCGTTTCATGTTCGATAAAGGTGTCATCTTTCAAAAAAAGGATGGCTCTCTGTTTCCTACTCATCGCAGCTATATGATACATATGTCAGACCTTGAAATCATATCAACATACAATTCAGAGCTGAGAGGAATCTGCAATTATTACAATTTAGCAAGTAATTACTGCCAATTGCGTTACTTTGCTTATCTAATGGAATATAGCTGTCTGAAAACACTGGCGGCAAAACATAATACCAAGATTTCAAAGATAATAGCAAAGTTTAAAGACGGAAAAGGCGGATGGGGAATCCCATACGAAACTAAAAGCGGTAAAAAACGCTGTTATTTTGCTAAATACTCTGATTGCAAAGACTCAAAAGATGGTACGGACAATATCTCAAACGCAGCCGTAATATATGGCTATTCAAGAAATACACTTGAAGAACGCTTAAAAGCAAAGGTTTGCGAACTGTGTGGGGACACAAATGCAGAATACTATGAAATTCATCACGTTCATAAAGTGAAAGACCTGAAAGGTAAAAACGATTGGGAACGTGCAATGATAGCCAAAAGGCGAAAAACATTGGTGTTATGCAGGAATTGCCACCATAAAGTTCATAATCAATGAGTTGATTTTATTTTATATAACAATGGAGAGCCGTGTACTCCGAGAGGGGTAAGCACGGTTCGGTGAGGGGTCTGTATAAACCTACTATGGAAACATAGCAAGGCGATACTTTCCTACTCTACGACATCACCCCTGCCATGTTCCGCTCGGAACTGCAAAAACACAGCGGTGATGTGACCGTCTTTATCAACTCGCCGGGCGGCGATGTGTTTGCCGCTAGTCAGATCTATACCATGCTCCGAAACCATCCGGGCAAGGTCACGGTCAAGATTGACGGCATTGCCGCTTCTGCGGCTTCCGTGGTGGCGATGGCTGGAGAAGAAACCTTGATTTCACCGACCGGAATGCTGATGTGCCACAATCCGATGACCTGTGCCATGGGCAACAAGGCAGATATGGAGAAAGCAATCGCACTTCTGGATGAAGTCAAGGAATCCATTATCAATGCTTATGCAGAAAAATCGCATCTCAGCCGCAATAAGATCGCAAGGCTGATGGATGAAGAAACGTGGATGAATGCAGAAAAAGCATTGCAGCTGGGATTTGTAGACGGCATTCTCTTTTCTAAAAAGAATCCGTTTGTTCCAGAAGAAAAACCAGAAAAAACAGATCCAGATGAAAAAAAGAAAGAAAGCACAGCATCCATGCTGTACACACCATCCAAAACGCTGGATTCTTTTCTGCAGAAGATTTCTGCAACTGCATCCAAAGGCACGCCGATCAAACAATTGGACAAGCGGCTGGAGCTTTTGAAATATTAAAAATATAGGAGGACTGATACTATGACAATTCAGGAACTGAGAGAAAAAAGAAGCAAGGCATGGGATACTGCCCGTGACTTTTTGGATTCCAAGCGAAATGAAAGCGGTCTGCTTTCGGAAGAGGACAGCAAGACATACGATGCCATGGAGCAGCAGATCGTGGCATACGGCAAGGAAATCCAGCGGCTGGAACGACAGGCTCAGATTGAAGCGGAGATGAACAAGCCCACTTCTACGCCGATTCAGAACAAGCCGAACGCATCCATTCACGGCGATACCAAGACAGGGATTGCATCTGACGAATACCGTACTGCTTTCTGGAACAGCATTCGCAACCGCAATTTTTACGATGTCCGAAACGACCTGCAGGTTGGTACAGATACTGAGGGTGGCTATCTTGTTCCAGATGAGTTTGTGCGCCTGTAAAAGGCGATGTTTACAGTAGATTAGGCTCTACACCGCACAGCAGAGCGGTTGTCAATCTGCCTAACCGATGACAGGAAACTGGACACGGGAACACAGCACGGCAGAAACGCAGGAAACGTCAAAAGGATATGAGGCGAGTAGTACCTGCAATGACAAGATAACATAAGGATAAGGCTGGATTGCCAAAGCAAAGGTTAGCTCCTTTTTCGTGGGAGGGTGTGGAAATTATCCTGAAACCACTCTCATGACCCCACCATAATATTGAATTCGTTATGGTGTCTGCTATAGGTCATGAAGCAAGCGTGAGAACACGTGAGATAAACCGAAATGATATCCGACAGTTATCACTTGCCTATAAGCATCGTTAAACAGGGATTGCCTAAGTGGAAATGCCGAAAGGCTATGTCTATTCGAGACTGAATATTCCATATGGCAACGGAGCTTCCGTAGTAGTCCGAGGTGGATAACGCCCACTACATGGCGAAGGGAAGCAGTTTGTTAATTCCAAAGTAAGAAGATGAAAGGGAGGAGAATCCTCATGAATCCAACATCGGAGATTTTGGAGCGTGTCAATAAAAGTTCCTCGGAACATCACGACGGAGTCTTTACAAGACTCTTTCGCTACCTTCTGAGAGAGGACATTTATTTTGCAGCTTACCAGAAATTATATGCAAACAGTGGAGCAATGACTCCCGGAAGTGACAACGACACTGCTGACGGTTTTAGTGCTGAATATGTGCATGAACTGATTGAAGAATTGAGGTCAGGAAAGTACAAACCGAAGCCTGTGCGCAGAGAATATATCAAGAAACAGAACGGAAAAATGCGCCCACTGGGTATTCCGTCATTTCGAGATAAACTTCTGCAAGAGGCGGTTAGAATGTTTCTGGAAGCAATCTATGAACCGTTATTTTATGACCAGTCACATGGTTTCAGACCGGAGAGAAGTTGTCATACAGCTCTCGACCAGATAAAGACAAATTTTCGTTCTGTAAAATGGTTCATAGAAGGCGACATCAAGGGTTGCTTTGACAATATAGACCACGCAGTGCTTATTAAAACGTTAGAAGTCAAAATCAAGGACAGCAGATTTATCAATATTATCAGAGCTTTCCTGAAAGCAGGTTATGTGGAAGATTTTCAATATCATACCACAATCTCCGGTACACCACAGGGCGGAATCATTTCCCCTATTCTGGCAAATATATACCTGCATGAGCTTGACCGGAAAGTCATGAAACTCAAGGAAAAGTTCGATAAGCAGTCTACACGACACCAGACACCGGAATATCTTCATTTAGCGAAAAGAAGGCAGACACTTCAAAAGAAGATTGACAGGGTAAAAGGTGAGGAACGTGAGCTTGCAATCAAGGAATATAAAGCGGTGTGCAATCAAAAATTGAAAACGCCCGCAAGAATGTCCGACGATAAAAAGCTTGTATACTGCCGATATGCTGATGATTTTCTAATTGGAATCAGCGGAAGCAGAGAAGACTGTGAAGAAATTAAAGAGATTCTGAGAGAATTTCTATCAACGCAGTACCATTTAGAGTTGAGTGCTGAGAAAACAAAGATCACACACAGTGCTGAACGAGTACGTTTCCTTGGTTATGACGTTGCGGTACGCCGAAGCCAGAAGATAAAGAAAAAGGCAAACGGTGTTAAACAAAGAACGCTGAATAACTCTGTAGAATTAACTGTACCTCTCGAAGATAAGATCATGCAGTTCCTGTTCAAAAACGACATCATAGAACAAAAACCAAACGGAGAAATCTGGGCGGTTTGCGTTCCAAGATTAAGACATCTTTCGGAAGTGGATATTGTGAACAGGTATAATGCACAAATCCGTGGCATTTGCAATTATTACTGCTTAGCAGCGAATTATGATAAGCTGAATTATTTCCGTTATCTTATGGAATATAGCTGTCTAAAGACGCTTGCAAGCAAAAGCAACAGCACAACGAGAAAAATCATCCAAAAATATCGTCATGATGGCAAATGGGCTATTCCCCATGAAGTTAAAGGCGGTATCAAATATGCAAAGCTTGTCTCGTTAGCTGACTGCAAAGCCGGTAAGTTGATGTCCGATAAAGACCCATGGCAATACAAATCCTTTGACCCGAAAAAGCTGTCACAATATGTGCGGTTAAGCGCAGGGGTATGTGAGCTGTGTGGTGATAATAGTGATTCCTGCTGTATTTATCATGCAGGTAAAATGAAGAATCTGAAAAGCACTACGGAATGGGGCAAGAAAATGCTTCACATGAGACGTAAAACGTTGATTGTTTGCCCGAAATGCTTCAAAAAGATTCACAGGGAACAAAATAAATGACATGTCAATAATGAATGGAAAGCCGTGTACATCGAGAGGTGTAAGCACGGTTTGGGAGGGGCTTTGTGCAAACCTGTCATCGAAAGATGATAAGGCGGCACACTGCTACCTCACGAACGAAAACTGGTGGAAGCCCTGACCGAAGAAAACATTTTCCGGCAGCTGGCGACTGTTATTAAAACTTCCTCCGGTGATCGAAAGATTCCCATCGTTACTTCTAAGGGCGAAGCTGCTTGGATGGACGAGGAGGACGCATATAAGCTGTCGGATGATACCTTTGGACAGGCTTCCCTTGGTGCGTACAAGGTCGGTACGGCAATTAAGATCTCTGAGGAACTGCTGAATGATGCTGCTTTTGATTTGCCGTCCTATATTGCAAAGGAATTTGCAAGAAGAATCGGTGCAAAGGAAGAAGAGGCATTTTTCATTGGTGACGGCAAGGGCAAGCCGACTGGTATCTTTGCTGCAACGGGCGGTGCAGAAAGCGGAGCGACAACCAGCACTGCAAATATCACTTTCGATGATGTTCTGGAACTGTTCTATTCTCTGAGAAGCCCGTATCGGAAGAAAGCTGCATGGGTACTGAATGATTCCACAGTAAAGGCACTTCGTAAGCTGAAAGACAGCACCGGAAACTATATCTGGAATCCGTCCGTGCAGGCAGGCGTACCGGATACCATTCTGAATCGTCCGTACTACACTTCCAGCTATGTGCCGGAGATCAAGGCAGGTGCAAAGTGCCTTGCTTTTGGAGATTTTAGCTATTATTGGATCGGCGACCGTCAGGGACGTTCCTTTAAGCGACTGAATGAAGTATTTGCAATGAATGGTCAGGTTGGATTTCTCGCATCTCAGCGTGTCGATGGCAGACTGATTCTGACCGAAGCCGTAAAGACGCTTGGCATGAAAGCGTAATCAGAGAAAGGGGTTGGAGTGGGTGGTAACTTTACAGGAAGTCAAGCAGTATCTGCGGATTGATTTTGAAGATGATGATACATTGCTTCTCTCCCTTATTTCAACTGCAAAACAGCTGGTAATGGATGTGGGAAGAATGGACGAGGAACGCTTTTCAGAAAACGAAGATGTGGTACGGACAGCAATGCTCTACACGGTTTCCTATCTCTATGAAAACCGCAATACTGCAGACTTTTCCAAGTTGACGTTAACGCTTCGTGCCATGCTGTTTGCACAGCGAGAGGGTGTGATTTGAT